GACGAGACTGCCGAAGTCACCCAGGGCGTGCTGAGCTGGACGCAGCCGGCGGGCATTGTCACGGGTTATGCGGTCACTATCCGGCAGGGCAGCACTGCGGTGCAGGCCCAGCAGGTGCCCGAGACGACTTTGCAGCTGCCGATCGCTGGCCTGCCTTCTGGCAACTACACCATGAGCGTGGCCGCCCTTGGCCCGCTGACCCGCTCCGGCGAGGCCAGCATTACCGTGAACATCGACGGCCCGCCGATTCCAGAGGCGTGCACGGTGCAGTCCACGATCGACACCATCACGCTGTTCCCAAGCAACGTGCAGCACGGGCTGAACGGCGGCACCTACGAGTACTTCTACAGCGAAGACCCACAAACTCCCGCTACGCAGACAACATACCTGGGGCAGGGCCTCAGCCTGACCCATACAGCCCTGGCGTTCTTCACCAACTACTTCTACTTCATCCGCTCCCGCAACGCTTACGGGGTCAGCGGCTTCCTCAAGATCGCCGCGTCCACGTCGAACGACGTTACCGCCATGCTGGCAGCGCTGTCCGGCAAGATCACCGAGAGCGAACTGGGGCAGGAGCTGCTGGAGGAAATCCAGAAGATTCCTGGCTTGGAGGAGCAGATTGCAGCGCTGGACGGGCTCAAGGCCTACGACAAGAATGAGCCCTACCAGAAGGGCCAAATGGTCGTGGTCGATGGACGCATTTACCTAGCGCTGCAGCCTGTTCCAGCAGACGCCTCTGGCGCGAATGCCCCGCCCAATTCCACGCTTTGGGGCGACGTTGGCCAGTCTCTCGAGACTGCCAATGGCCTGGCCCAGCAGGTGGCCACCAACACCGCCGACATCGCCGAGGTCGACGGCAAGGTCACCGCTACGGCAGGTAGCTTGCAGGCGCTGCGTGCCTCGGCCCGTGATGACGATGGGGAAGGGGAGCTGCTGGATGCGCTGAAAGGCTGGGACAGCACCGCCAGTTACGCGCAAGAGGTCAAGGTTCGAGCTGAGGCCGACTTTGCGCAGACGCAGCGGACTACGACTCTGGAGGCCCGCGTCGGTGGCAATGAAAGCCGTCTAACCACCGTTGAAACGACGGTTGCGACCAACCAGCAGGCCACGGCCACGGCGATACAGCAACTGAACGCCTCGGTTGCCGATAACTCGGCAGCGATCCAGCAGACCTCTGCGGCCTATGCCGACACGGCAGGCAAGCTGACCACTATGTGGACGGTGAAGATGCAGCTCAACGCCCAAGGCCAGTACGTGGCGGCGGGTATAGGCTTGGGCATCGAGAACGGCCCGGCCGGCCTGCAAAGCCAGTTCCTGGTCAGCGCCGACAGATTCGCGGTGGTGAACGGGGTGAATGGCGCGCTCTCTTCGCCGTTCGTTGTGCAGAACGGTCAGGTGTTCATCAACCAGGCGTTCATCAACACAGCCTTCATTCAGCAAATCATCCTCGGGATGACCTTGCGGTCGCAAGCCGTTGACTCGCAAGGTCGGCCGCTGATCGAGCTGAACATGGTCAACGGCACGTTCACCCTGCGCGGGCAGGATGCCAGCGGCAGCCTTCTGATCAATAACGGAGGGCTCTACGTCTATGACGCCAACAGCGTTGAACGAACTGCGGTGGGGAGGATGACTCAATGACCGACGTGTATGGCCTTCGGACGCGTGATGCGTCCGGAGCTATCACCCTGGACACCACCATTACCCCGATCCGCTCCCTGAAGATGATGCAGGTCACCGGTAATAACGCACAGGACCAGTACATCGCGATACCGGAGATCCAGGCGGCATCATTTGTGGTTGTCGACTCGCTCTTCGATGGTGGGGATAGCGGTTCATACAGCCCTCAAGCCTGGTACTCCACGGGACAGTTGCAACTTCGTCGACCGATGACCAGGCAGTGGCAGGTCATGATTCTTTCCCAGGGGGGAGAGCCATTCCAGGCGGCAGGCAGTTACGGGATTCGAGCAAACAACAATAACGTCCGAACTCAGATAGATGCTGTAAACAGAGTCCTGACGGTTCGCTATAACGGCGCACTCAATCTCGGTCAACAGGGACCAGGTTCCGGGAGTGTGATCCAATGGGGTGAAGTGACCTTCCCTGCGCCGGTCACCACGTACGAGCGGCCGTTGGTGTTCTTCAACGCTGCTGACTACATGATGATCGGAAACTTCTACGTCAGAGGATCGCCTGGAAACTGGACGGGCTTCCGAATCAAGGCTTTTCCGTCGAGGGCCGCGCACGGCGACATTGCCCTGTACCCGATGGCCATTAAATGGTTCTGCGCGAGTTACATGACGCCAAATACGCCTGTCGGTGAGTATGGAGCATCGGTGAAAGATTCCTCCGGCAATCGCCTCTTCGTGACGTCGGCCAACCTGTCTCTGCTCAACAGCCAGCCAGCGACAAACTCATTCGCTACTGCTGGCACGCCAATCACTGGGACCGGCTATTACGCATCGCCTGCGCAGATGGCCTGGACAGGAAGTTTCGAAGACTACGTGCTGGGCAACGCCCTTTTCTCAAGCACCAACGTTGGACAAACCGCGCAGCCAATTCGGGCAAACTTCGGCGGGTTTCTCTCCGGCAACAGAAGCGTACTGCAGATGTACTGCGAGAACTTCGACGGAATAAACGCGGTGAGCGTCAACGGGCGAACACTTTTCGCCTCGCGCCCAATGAAACCACTTTGAAAGGAAACATGCATGCCATGGTACAGATCAGGCACGGTCGCCATCGCGGCCGGCCAAACCTCAGTGGTCGGCACGAACACTGATTTCGCCGCGAACGCCAGGGTGGGGGATGCCTTCCAGGGACCGGATGGTCGGTGGTATGAGGTGGCCAACATCGCGAGCGCTACGGTGCTGAGCATCCTGCCGGCCTACCAAGGGGCTACCGTATCCGCTGGCGGGTATGGCCTCGCTCCGATGCAGGGCTACGTCAAAGACTCGGCCGATGCGTTGCGGGCCATCGTCAACCAGTACGGCAACAAGCTGGCCGCCCTTGGTACCACGGGAAACTACGACATCTTGCCAGTGGCGAAGGGAGGGACCGGCGGCACTACGGCCTCGGATGCCAGGACAAATCTTGGGCTCGGGTCCGTGGCGACAGAGTCGGTCGTCCCTGTAGGCAAAGGGGGGACAGGTGGATCAACAGCTGCCGCAGCCAGATCGGGGCTTGAACTCGGGGACGCATCGACGAAGAACGTTGGCACCTCTGCCGGCCAGGTCATGGGGGTGGGAGCAGGTGGCCTGCTTGGCGTGGCTCCCCAGATTACGAACCTGCATAACGTATTCAACACCGAGTTCCGCAGTTCTGCAGTTGCATCGAACTCGCCGCCTGGAGGGGATGGTTATTACAACCTCATCCACATTCGGGCCGGCGTAGATTCCCGTTGGACCACAGTCCTGGCTCAAGAGATCAACGGCTACCGGCTGGCCTTCAAGACCGTTGCTATTGATCAGTCGGCTGCCACTGCCTGGTCGACGATCTATCACTCCAATAACACCACCCGCGCCGCTGACGGCACACTGAAGGCGATCTGACCATGGCAAGAGCAGCAATCAACATCTTGGGTGTCGACGGTTCGATCATCGACATCACCTCCCTCGGAAAGGCGGATATCACCGTCGAGCACCCAGGGCCGGGGCAGTATTTGGTGTCCGGCACGCTGGGCATGTGCCCGCCACCGGAGGGCTGGGGCTACGTAATCAACCAGATGGACGCCGGCGCCTCGGTGGCCACCAGCTTTGCCGATGGCGTGCTGCTGGTGAGCGTGGCCAAGGACGGCGAGCCAGCTGACCTGTTGCACAGCATCACCCTGCATGTGTCTGTGGAAGAGGCGCCGGTTC